TAGAAACCATAGGGTTAAACCAAAACCCTTGGTTTTGTGGAGATGGTAAAGAAGGTGGTGGTAATAAAGGCTGTACATTTAATGACTGCCCTTGAGCTTTTCGTATTTGACTTACATCTAAAGTCGGAGATGGTGGGGGAGCATATTTACTTACATCTAAATTATTATTATTCATTAATAGTATATAAACCTAGTTGACGGAGAATAAGCTCTATTGCTTATTCCTCTTTGATAAGGAGTTTGTCTTTCAAATCTTTCTCTAAAAGGATCTGCAGAAGATAAGTAATCTGAAAATCTTAAGTCAGGCATCTCTCCTTCTCTAGCCATAGTTCCTAATCTTCCAAGATATTCATTGTAGATATCTTGAAAGGATTCTTGATAAAACTTTTTTCTTGTAGGATCTACTTGTCCTGATGGTCTAGTGTAAAATTCTGCTGCTCCGGGTGAACTGTAGTATGCAGCACTAGGAGATGTTTCTAAAAACTCTTGTGGTAAATAATCTTTAAAAGGATTTCCTATGTCTGTGGATATATCAGATATATTAGAGGCATCAGAATAAGTATCTAATCCAATATTAAACCCCGTGTTTTTCTTTTTAACAGGCGGATTCCACCCCCAAGGTTTTCCTGTATCAGGATTTGTATCTCCCCAAAATGTTCCTTCTTGCCATGGAGTTGCTCCTGCTTCATAAAATATTTTTGCCATATTATCTTCCTACCTATAACTTTGGAACGGATCAAATAGGAATGGATTGTGATTCATATTACCTGTGCTGTCCATTTGGTAATTTGTAAATGTTTCATTTCTAGGATAAAAAGGTTGTGAAAAACCATACCCGTACATTCCTGTATTTGCTAAAGCATTATAAGGATCGTAATTAATTATTGGGGGAACATATCCTGTTCCGGGCATCATGGTAGATGTAAGATAATTATATCTTCCTCCCATTGGAAAATCAAAATTTTGTGCTGTAGCTGCACTTGCATTATATCCTAATCCCATTGGATTAGCTCCCGGATCACCTGTATTAATTCTTATTCCGTAATTAGGGGAACTCATTGGATCAGCAAAGCGTCTTTGAGGAATAGCCATTGAAGATATAGTACCTATGCTAGAAGGGCTCCCCATTGCAAAAGCATTGTCTTGGAGATTATAAAAGTTTGTCCCTGTTACATTAGGTACTAATTGTACTTGACTTGGATCCCATTGCATACCATAAGCTGTGCCTATACCTCCTAGATTATCCGTTCCTGACATAAGATCTGTTAAGGCAGTTGGAGCATTAGTTCCTTGCATTTGAAATCCTGCACCTAATGTGGCAGGATTTAATCCAAGATCATTTCTAATTATTTGATCTCTAGCAGGAGATTGCCACTCCATTCTTTCATCTATCCTTTCTCCTAGCATACCTCCTTCAGGTGCAAAGCTACTAGGCTGTGGCATAGGTGGCATTTCTTCTCGTGGCATAAGTTGTGCCATAGGTTGAGGGTATTGATTAAAGTCTTCCATCATTGTCATAATAATTCTCCTTATTATCTTGGAAACATTGTGTAATTAAAAGCATTAGCCAAATCTAATGCTGTTGGTTTATTAATATTATAATTACTTTTTCCTTGATTAATCCATTGAGCATGAGCTGCTGCAGTTGCAGCAGGATTTGCTGCTATAATTGGAGGTTTTGCCCCTCCAAATCCTATGTAATTATTATATCCATAAGGTAGGTTAGTATTTGGTATAGGCAAAGGAGCTGTAAGAGGAGGAAGATTGGCTCCACCTGCTCCCATATATTGAGCATTTGCTAAAGCTTTAGCTTGCTCGGCTTTTCCTAATTCTTGCCTTACTCTTTGATTCATATATAAATTAAATTGATCTTGGTTAGAAGGATCCCATGTTAAGTCTTTTCCAACTTGATAATCGTAATTTTCAAATCTTTGTAACATTTTATCTCTGTCATATATTTCTTTTAATTTATCTGTTATATTTTTTGGTGGTGTTAAAGGGTTAGAAGGTGCAACAAGTGGTACAGATTTATCATTTGTTTGCATATCTGTTTCTTTTAATTCTTTAACTTGAGTCGGACTTACTCCACCTTGTCGTAAGAAAGCTAAATATTGTTCAGATAAAGGTTGCCCTGCTTTCCAAGTAGGAGGGGGTGTAGGAGTTCCTGTTGGTTTTGGGGTTGGTGCAGGAGTTGGTTTAGGTATTACTTTAGGAGGTGGTTGACTAGGAGCACTTTCATCTGTCCATTTCTTCATTGGATCGCCCTGTCCTGTCTGAAGAACTTTTTTACTACCATCTGCTTCTATCAAATAAACTTCCATTATACTTCCGTCAGGAGCTCTTTTTACCATTGCAGATCCGTCTTTCCAAGATTCTCTTCTTGTTCCCCCTAAAGATTTAGGTTCACTTTTACTAACAGTAGCAGTAGATGTTACTCCATCTCCTGTAGGAGCAAATGTAATAGTTGATCCATCTGAAGCTGTAGTTTTTGTAACTCCTGTTCCTGTAACTGCAGTATTATCAGTTGAAGTGTCCATGCTTATACTTTGTCCTATAGGAATTTGTGCAACAGAAGGAGTAGATGCAGATATTTGCATAGGGTTCATTTTTCTAAAAGGACTGCCTGATCCTCCGTACATAAATGTTTGTGGCATACCACCTACAGTAGTAGGTCTAGTTGCTAATGCCTGATCGTATATATTTTGCAAATTAGTACGAGCTGAAGATCTTAAAGGCATAGGTAACATAGAAGTTAATTGTTGTCTTAAAGCTAATTCTCTTTGTGCTCCTGCATAAGGGTCGTCTTTTGTTCCTCCTATATAACTTTCATATATAGCTTTTTCAGGATCTGATAATTGATCAGGAGAAATTCCATTAATTATTTTTTGCTTTACTGTTTCTATTGCTGCCAATCCTCTTTGAAGATCTCCTCTCCAATCTCGCTGTGCTCCTAAGTATTGTTGAAATTCTTGTGCTCCTGTTCCTCCCGGAATATTATTAGGAGAAAACCCTCCTGTTTGTGTAGCTAGGCTATAAGCACTTTGTGCTAAACCTAATGGAGTTTCATATAATCCTCTCATTAAAGGAATACTACCACCCGGCATTGCTGCAGGTAATGCTGCTCTATATTCAGATAACGGAACTCTTGATAATGCTTGTTGTTGCAAGGATCCGGGCATCGAAATTCCGGGAACTGCCAAATTAGCTCCTAAAGGAACTCCTGTAGGAATGCTACCTGTTCCTGTTGTTCCTGACGGAATTGTGCCACTTGTTCCTGTTTGAGGAAATCCGGGAACTGCCCATGCTCCTGTTGCAGGAAATGTTCCTGTTCCACCTTGTTGAAGAGTTTTAATTTTAAAATCTCTATAATCATTATTTACAGAATCTGCATCTCCTTCGCTTGTTATAATATTTAAAAAAGCATCTTGTTCTCTTTGTCCATTTATTATGTTAAAAACACCTAGTTCTGTAATTCTTCCTTTATCGTCCATTTTAAAATCAAAATCTCTAGTCCCTTCATCTAAGCCTGAAATATTATATTGATCTCGTAAAAAGTTTTTTATTGTTTCTCTATTTTGATCTTCAAGTCTTTGAACTGTTCTAAATTTTGCAGCTTCAGGAAACCTTGGATCTCCTGAAGGATCGTCAGGTATTGAAGCTAACGGAGCATCAAAGTCAGAATCAATTTGATCTTGTGGTGCTCCCGTAGGATCTGTTCCTATTACTATCGAAGTAGGAGCAGGAGGCAATCCTTCAACTCCTAATTCCTTCATTCCCGGAAAATATTTGTTTGCAATATTTGCTAACTCTGCTCCCGTTTTTTTAATATAATTTGATTGTCCTTTTCCCCCTAAGAATTTATCTACACTCCAATCAGATAAAGAGTTTCCGTACAAAGTATCATCTGATCCTGCAAGCATTAACTCGTTATTGTTATCTCTTAACAAAGTAGGAACATATATCTCTCGTCCATTGCTGCCTATTCCTTTGTTGATTGTTATAACAGGAACTTGGCCATTCCAATTACTTGGAGGTTGCCAAGAAAAAGCTCCTGTTACATTGGCTAAAGATCTACGAGTCCACCCTAATTCTATATAAGCTTGTTCTGCTAACTGTGCTAAATATCCTGTTAATTGACCTTTTGCATTATAGCTACCTTGGTATGCTCTAAATCTTTCTTCTGCAGAAAGACTTAAATCAAATTCCATTACTATGGGAAGTGTTGCTTGTGGATTAGCATAAGTTTTACCATATGCAAAAAGAGGCCCCAATACAGGAATAGCCTTTATTGTGTTCATACTAAAAATACTATTAGCAAAAGCTTTATAAACTTCTCTGTCCCCTCCGTATATACCATCAGCAAATTTTTTAACTTCTCTTTTTAAATCTTCGTTTGCAAATCCTTCCCACGATCCTATTCCTGTAGGTTGAAGTTCTCTATGTTTTCCGGGTGGTGCCATTATTTTTCCTTTATCTTAATGCTTGTCTTCTAATTCGTTCTTCATCACTCATTGCTCCGGGTCTTGGAGTTCCGGGTGCTACCATTCCTTGAGGAGGTGTGGGTTGTGGAGGAGGTGCACCTGCCATTGCATTAGGCATTACTCTTGGATCCATACCTCTAGGCTGTTGTGGTTGTGGAGGTTGGGCTGCCTGTTGCAAAGCTTGTTGTGACTGTAATCGTTTTGTTTGCTTTTCGTTCATCATAGTAATAAGTTCACCATAGTAGAACTGAGCAAGGTCGGGTCTGCCTCTATCTTCTGCTGATTGTAGTAAAGTCCAAAGTGCAGCTTCAGGTAATATCCTTTCTGCTGTTTGTTCTTTAATAGCATCATCTATCATATCTGTATCTTGTAATCCAAGAATTTTATCTCTAATAAATATATCAGGTAACAATGGACTTTCACCATCTCTAGCTATTTGAGCCATATTCATCTTAGTCAAATCATCTTGAGGTAGTTGTCCTACAAATGTTATTTCAATATCACCTGTGCCTTTTATGTCTTTAGGACTTATTTTTTCTTTAAAGTATTGTCTGTTCATATCCTGACCTGACAACTCCATGCTGTCAAAGGATTCAGACATATACTGATCAAATATTATCATACATATTTTTTTATAAGCATTTTCAAGTGCTTCTATTCTAGGAGATATAATAGAATCAATACCTTGCCTTAAAGTATTAATTGCAAATCCTGATAATTGAAATTGTATATCTCCGTAAAGTGTATGTGGTACTCCACCTCTTTGCATTTCTCCTGAGATTAATCCCATAAAGGATCCTGTTTCTCTAGCTACTTCCATTAATCCTAATGGTTCTACATTCTCGCCTTGTGCCAAGGATATTTCTGTACCTTCCTTGTAAGGATCCTCATCTAAAGTTTTAGTTCCATCTCTAGAAGTAATTTTTAATCCTTGCCTTCTAGCACGGGAAGTTAACTCTAGCATAATAGACATTATCTGATTATTCTTTTCGTAATTTTCTCTATTATGTTTATAAATAGATTCTCCATAATCAGCAATCGTGTCATCAATAGGAGTCATATCATTGAGAGCCTGTATCATGGGAGCTGACCCCACAGGCCCCAAAAATACAGGCACCTCGTCTGCTCCGTGAGGAGTAGGTTTCTTAGCTACTCTTCCGTTAGAAAGAACTACTGTGTTCATTTCTTTATCGTAATAATCATATACATCTATCCAATCTTCGTCATCATAATCTTCGTTTCTTGGAAGTCTGATATTGTATTGGCTTTCAACTAAGTCTTTAGATTTTTTAACTTTATAACAAGCCCATTCTAGCCCTTCGCTGCCAAGTCCCCAATATGTGTGCATTGGATCCCAAGGTGTAATATCTACATAAGTATCTTCATCTTTATCTTTTACAAGTAAAGCTCTACCTGCATACCAACCTCTTAATGTGATATACCAAGCTAGTTGGTTTTTAATCGAAGGCATAGAATGCCGTTTGATTCTTTCGTCAGCACTTTTCAAGATGCCTAGAAAGAATTTTTCTTTTTTATTGTTCTTTTCCCTGTCTTCTTCTTTTTCAGAAACATTGGGAATCCTTGCTACCATTTCACTTCCTGTAACAAAGGAAATTATTTTATCTGCATAGGTGGAAGGTTCGTTAGATGTGTAGGATTGGTAGCCGTCACCTGCATCATATGGATCTAATCTGTAAAGAGAAAAATCTCTGTCCATTCTGTTCCTTAATGGTTCAGTAGCATCATAGTGACTCTCTACTTTATCTATTATTCTTTCAGGTTTATAACTAGCTTTTGCCATTTACCATCTCCTTACACGGATTGATGTTCTATTTTCTATATGTGCATAACCAAAATGGTTTATCAAACCATAGATTACGGCTTTTATTCCATGATTATACTTATCTTCAGGCTGATTGCCAACTATATTTCCATCTCTATCTGTCTTCCACTTGTACACAAGTGTCTGTCCATTAAATGGATTTGGAGCTGCACCAAACTCTGATAAGATTCCCTTACATTTAGGGTTAATTATTAATCTAGGTTCTCCGTTTGGAGCTAATTTTAACATAGATTTTAATTTTTCTGTACCATCATTGATCTTAACTTTCTGAGAATCAAGGTACAAGCCTGTTTCATTTAACCAAACTTCTGCAGGAGCTGCCATAGCCTGATGCTGATACCCTGCCACATCAATTACCCCAAATTGTACATCACTCCACCACTCTCTATTCTGACAAATGTTAATCATTTCTTCTGTAATGAGGGACTTTTCGTAGACTTCGTCGATAAGTCTAACTTGATCATCGCTGATCTGTATCGCTTCGATTGCATAGCCGCCTGCATAACCCGGGTCGATCCACAAGTGGACGGGTTCATTCGGTACATAACTAGCTTTTTCTGATATATGTCTATCACTCCTGAATTCTTGGAATACGATTCCCGTAGGTGGAGAAGGAATACCTTCAATCCTTTCCATAAAGAAATCATCACTAGCTTCATTTTTAAGCTTTTGTATTTCAGGGTCATTTTTGCCTCCCGGATATAAATGTTTATTCGTATAAGAGGGCAGGGAAAAAGATTTCTCGTCTTTATCTCCGTATTTCCATGCCTGAAACAACGAAGGGTACCAACCAAGGCTACCTTCAAATGTTCCTGCTAAAAATAACCATGCACTTCTAGGTGCACATCTACCTCTTACTCTGTAATAACTTTCTAAATCTAGCTGACTAGCCTCACAACCTACAATTCCATTGGGTGCTCTCATAGCTAGAGTACGAGGATCTTTAGCTGACTTAGTTTCAATAACTGTTCCATCAGCAAGTTCTATTCTGCCCGGATCTACTCTCTTAGATGCCTTCTTTAAGAGGTTTAATTTAGCAAAATCTTCTATTAAATACTCAAATTCTGCCCTAGTTCTGCCGTAATCAGCAGCAACTAGCCAATATAACCCCGGTTCTTCTGTTTCAAATATCTTTCTAAGCAGAAATTTACTAGCGATCATGCTTTTTCCTGCTTGTTCCCCACCTGCTACAAGTGTAAACCTTTTATCTGAATCTAATATTACCCTTTGCTCGTCAGTAGGTTCAAACCCTACTTTCTCGTAAAGGAAATCAGTTAATTCATTTTGTGGTTGAGTCATTAATTATGTCCTCGGCTTCTTTTTCAACTTTAGTTTTAGGCTTTTTTTCCTTATTACTCTTAGCCATCTTCCTAAATTCAGAAATAAGTTGTCTAGAATCATCACCTGTGTTGTCACCTGCTTTATATCTTTCAGGTAAGTGGGCATTTAACATGGTTATTAACAGTAAGGGTCTAGAATAATCTCCACTTTGTAACATCTTGTCTATCAAAGTAAAAGCTGTACTCTCTAAACTTTCCCCAACTGCTAGCTTTGCATCGTCAAATTCCTGTTTAAAGTCTGAATCTTCTTTGAACCATTCATATATTGAGTTCCTGCCTACAGGCAAACCACTAACAGCACTCGATATTGTTCTAGATTTACCAAATGCCTTTAAAAATTTCTTCTTTAATTCTACTTTTTCTTTGTCACTAAACGCCATTGACCTGTCCTCCTACTTACAATATAATAATATTGTTGACTCACATAGTCAACTCTTTCTCTCGTGATAGGGGGAACATAATAAATATTCACATATAATTATCTATTCTAAACAATTCCCCCCTATCCGTTCATTTTTCAAGCCTTCCTTGTATTGACACGCTTTGCAATATAGCTATATAATGCTATAGCGAGAGAAGAATACCATAATTAGCTTTGCTCTCCCCATAAGAGGGAGAGCAATTAGCTATATAATAGCTACAGCCATAGCAAGTCCACTTTGCAAAAAAAATCTGTCATAGGTATGTATAGCCCATTTGCAGATTTGTTAAGACATACCCCCTCTCTCTTGTTTCTTTGTTGCATGGTTGATTGATTAAATAGCTAAACCACTTTAGCTATTCACAGCAACATCGGTTGCACTATTTTTTATAGTGTTTGAATTGTTTGCTATATATTATTTAAAGCTAAAAGCAACAGGCGTAGCTATATGTAAGCTAGACTCTTACGGAAAACACTTTCCTATATCGCTAAAGCGATTCTTAAATCAATTTTCTTTATTTTTGGTAATTTATCGACGATACCTATTCGCAAAAATAAAGAAACAAACAAAAACGAATTGGATTCGCAAGGCTTAAAATTCAATAGTATTTTTGGAATGAATTATTAACCCCACCTATGATCCTATGATGGCCTTCAAACCCCTTAAAGGCCACCCAAGCCCCCCTTGATGGCCTTCTATTGGCATTGGAAGTATTTCGTCGTAGCAAAATACAGGACTACGTTGTAGCTTAGCATCTGAAAATTTAAATTGCAGTCGAGCTAAGCAGATAAAATGTACAAGTTCGTGTCAGGCTTATCCTGTAAGTAGGATTTCCTGACACGAATTGCACATTTTACTACTTCCATCTTTGTGCAATTTAAATTTGTCAGACCGCAAAATGAATGGAGACTATCCCTTGGATAGCTAACCTATGATGGCCTTCGCAAGCAGGAAGGCCTTCAAATGGAAGGTTTTGCCAATGACTTACCTTCAATCTCTTACCTTCTAACCCATTCGGGTAAGATGGTCTGAGAATGAAGGTCTGTCTATGCTCCATGGTAGGCTAAATCCATAAGGCAAAACTCAACCTTTCATTTCCCCACCATAAGCTTAATATCGCAATGTCTTAACTCTTCCACTCCGCCCCCCTGCTTGCTCTATAAAAAGTATGTTTTTTATATTTATTAATAAATATTCCTAAAGGAGTAAAAGATGAAAAACGAACTGAGAAATACTAATAATTGTAATTGCTATGTTGTAGCAGAGTGGCACCCTGAAGAAAATGTCTATATGCCTGACTATATAACCTGTGAGTCATGTAAATGTAAGCAGGCTGACGAACTATACTTAAACCAAATTCAAGGAGAATTAAATGACTAAGGAAATTAATGGCGTGATGTTAGAAAAAAGATTCCTAACTGAAACTGAAATAAAAAAGTATCAAAAAATGGTTGATGAAACTAATAAAATATATGGTAAATATGCTACTGACCTTGAATGTGCAATAGCAATGGACTTCTATGAATACCAAATTATAGATGAATCAACTTACATAGTATGGGACATAATTAATAAAACTAATTCAAAAAAGAATTAAATTATTATAAACAAGTGACAATAATTTAATTCTAAGGAGATAAAATGAAAACAATTAGAGATTATATAGACATAACTGAAAGCAATCAGCATCATGTCAATCAAAAACCTTTACTAACTGATTGGGAAATAGAGCAATCATACTATACAGATTATAGTAAACATGAATTACTAATCGGTACCTGTAACTTATGTTACTCACAAAATTGTTGGGTACATGATGAAAGGTATCCTGTTCAACTCAGTAAAAAGAATAACTGAAGTGATGATTAAAAAGAAAGTAATAGTAACTTTAAACAAGTGAAAGTTACTATTACTTTCATGGGTTATTATTAATTAAAAAAATAAGGAGAAAAAAATATGAGTAACTCAGAAACAAAATTCAAACGACCTATCAGAGCAGTAGCTAGAGGAGAAAAAGTGACTGTTGGTTGGGTACCTGCTACCAAAGAAGTAGAAGGTAAACATTATTGGCTAAAAGCTAATGGAGAACTTGGTAAGCTACATGAAGAAGAATTCTATAATGTATATGTAGGATTTGGTAATACTAGGAGATTAGTAAACTATGCAGGTAAATTACCTGAAGAAAGTATTGAGCCATATGACAAATATACATTCAACTACTTTGTATACATAGAACACCCTGATACACTTAAAATGTTAGCTAGAGTAGAACCTACCATTGCAAAAGGTAGCCAAACAGACTTTAAAACTAATGGAGAGTATCAAAAAGCTAAAGATAAATATATTGAGTTAAAACCCCCAACCAAATGGCAAGATAGACAACATTTATCACCTGTTGAAATCAAAGAAAGAACAGAAGAATCTAAGATCTATAAGAATAGAAAAGACGCAATGTTCGCAAAAGAAAAAGGATTGTTTGATAGATATAGTATTGGGATACAAGCTAATGCAGAAAAAGAACAACAAGCTGTAAGCAGTAAACCAATAAGTCTAGCAGAAAAACAAACAACCATAGAAGAAGGAAGATAACTTCTTAAAAAACCTAATCGCAAAAGTTATTTGCGATTAGGTTTTTTTTTATTTAGCTCAGTAAAGGAATCACCCCATGCCCAACATCACCACCTCAAAATACAAAAACATTTTGATAAAATCTAGCAATTTTATAAAAAAATTTTTGGTCGGTATCGCAACCGACAATGCGAAATTACCCCACCCCCCTTATATCAAAATTTGCCTTCGCAAGCTCAGGCAAATTTTTATTGGGAAAGTAACGACCCAACATTTCAGTCGTGATGATTGTCATATAAAACTTCTCTAAACAAGTGAGAGAAGTTTTATATTCTTGTATTCATTAATAAAGGAGTAAATATGAATGACGAAAAAATAACATTTGATATTGAATTAGATATCGCAGAACAACAAATGCGAGAAGATCAAGACAATAGCAAAAAGAAATTTGAAGAAACAATAAGAGATTTAGTATACGACATAACAGATTACTTTGATGAAAGCGAAGACACTAGCTTATACCCGGGTGTTGTAGAAGAATTAGTTCATCAATGGTTTAAAGTAGATCCTGTAAGAGCACAAATATGGGTACAAGAAAACCATGAACAAGCTAAAGAGTTTCACTTAAATCAAATGAGGTTAGATTTATGAGTAAATCATTTAAAGAATGGCGAGAGTCAATGATAAAAGAATATCCTATATGTAGAAAATGTGGAGAAAAAACCACAAACAAGGATCAATCAATGATTATTCTAGGTACAGAAAACATACCTAAAGTGATGTTGCCTAAATGGTATACAGAACATAAAAAATGTAACTAAATTCGTATTAATCTCTCTAAACAAGTGAGAGAGATTAATACTCTTATATTTATTTATTAATTCAGGGAGAAAATTACTTATGGAAACAAAAGTAAAACCTAAATTAGATCCTTATGCTGATATAAGGAAAGTATCTTTACAAGGTACAGATGGTACTAGCTCTTCTGCATTTGCTATTCAAACCGATACAGGTAAGAGTGGCAAAGGTAAATGGAAAGAGGTTGGTGTTGTTAGAAATGACTACTTGTTAGTCAGTAATCAGCAAGTGTTTGATATGGCAAATCATATCACACAACAGTCACCTCTCAATTGGGAAGTGAAAAAAGAATTCTTTAATGGTAAATCATTTGGTCTTTACTACACAGCTAAAGATCAAACTAAAACCATTGATTCAGAAAATGGTGTCAAGCTAGGAGATACTGTTGCACTAGGACTACACTTCTTAAATAGTTATGACGGAAGTAAAGCTCTTACAGCAGGATTACATCTTGAGAGATTGATCTGTACCAATGGTATGGTTACTAACCATGGCTTAGATAGTGTAAGAATATTGCATGACAAGTCTAATGCTAAATGGGAAGATGATGTAGAAAAGATTTTAGGGTTGATTGATTCAAGCGATAGTCAAGTATCTAATATGATGAGTGCATTCTCTGAGATGGATAGATCAATCTTAGATGAAAGTATGCTTAGACAAATAGCTACAAATGTTATTCCTAATATATCAGATAGTACATTTGGTAAAATCTACAGAAACTTTTCTAAAGAAAGTAAAGGCAAAGACAATGCAACTGTATGGGATTTCTATAATGCCTGTACGAATGTGTTGTGGCACAATCCTACTCAGACAAGAGCAGACTTTACCAACAATGCTTATGTCACAGATAGAATGATTGAGTTTACAAACAAAGAATTAATTGAGGTAGCTTAATGGATATCAGAAACATTAATAGTGATTGGAAGAAAAATTTACCAACTCCTTTATCTAATGACGAGATCGTAGGTTATGTATATAAAACTTATGATTTCGGAAAGTTTGATACTTCGGATTACAATCGTAGATTATCAGAAGGTCACATTGAAAAATTAAAAGCTAGTTTTAGTGACAGAGATTTAGGCATAGCTTCACCTGTTAAAACTAATGAACACGGAGAAGTTATAGATGGTGGTCATACACTAGAGGCTAGAAAGCAAGGCAACTTTCCTTTGTATCACATGATCGTTGAAGGGACAAGTGCTGAACAAGACATAGCTAGATTAAACATGACTAGAAAATCTTGGAATTATGACGATTGGATAGAGCACTATCTTGCTAGACATAAATACAGCGAAGACAAAGATAGGTTTATTAACTATGTTCATCTTCGTAACTTTAGAAACAGACATAAGTTTCCTTTAATTATACAATTAAGTGTATTTAGTTTAAGTGGTTCTCACAAAGCACTTTATAGTAATCTTAAAGCAGGAACTTTAGCTCACCCTGACCCTGAACAATCAGAACATTGTGCAACATGGTTAGGTTATGCTTCTGAAATTGTTAAAGATAAAAACCAAGACTTTGCTTCTGCAATGTTGTTTGTCTATGAAGATGAAAATGTAGACAATGATCTTTTCTTAACTTACTTAGAAAAGAAGAAAGAAACTATTGCTCCATTTAAAAAGAATGCAACAGATTGGATTGCTTGGTTTGATACAGAAGTAGCAGATGGTCAGTTCATGAGAAACAAATTGTTTAAAGGAGATAAAGATGGATTTTATTTCAGAAAACAATGGAAAGAACATCTTAATATACAAGAAAGAATAAAGAAAATAAATAGAAAAAAAGAAAAAAATAATTAGTCCCTGAATTTGAGAGAGAGTTGTTGCGTAGGCTTGATGGGCAACATTAAATGGTATCATGCGAGATATACAGCTCTCTCTATATGTTTAAAGAATGAAAGCCGTAACTAAGTGTGCACCTGTTAGATCATTCTTTAAAAGGATAGCGAAACAACTGATGTTTGGAAGATTCCAAATTATTATTATAAGCTCCATATTTTTATAGTAATAATTACAAGGTTTAATCTCACCTATTTATAGGTTATAAGTAGATAGCTATCCTTTATTTATTATATAGTGAAGTTCCCAAACAGCTTAACGACTTATCGATACAGGGTATTGGGAAGATAAGTGACTATATTAAAAGAGTATCTATTTTTACTGAGTAATCGATTATCAAGTAACTTTATTAAAGTAATTATAGATACTCTATTTATTATTATCTCCACAGGTATTGATGAGTACTCATTGCAATACGGAACACTTGTGAAGTAGGAGATAATTTAAGAGAGTAAGTATAAAAGTGTGTTGCAACAACCTAAGTTATACGAGGGTACTTACTCTCTTATAGAGAGTAGTGAAGTAAATGGTAGTTCTTAATGGTCTACTGTGTAGCTGAACTATTACATAAAGTTATAGTAGCTACTCTCTATCTGTGTGATAACAAAGTAGCTTAGTAACTTTAGTTATAAGGTTTGTATAATTAAATGCAGGGAAAGTTACTTTAATATACCCCGAGCCTGTCCTTTGTTATCACTATTTATTTGATACTCTTGGTGAAGTTCCTGTTACTATTGGCTCCGAACAATAGTTTATAAACAGCTTAATGCCTACTAGAAACTACAGGAAGGTAGGAGCCATGAGTATATTATTAAAGGAGAAATAAATGAGTAACGAACATAGGTTTGCAGGGTGGGATCCCTTTGACGACAGTCATATAAAAAATATAAAAGATGTACAAGATGATAACATAGATATTGAACAGGTGTTTGAACCTGACGATTGCACTATGGTCATGGAAGATTATGGAATGTGTCAGGATTACCCTTGTGACGATTGTGTTACAAGGTTTATTAAAAATTACAAAAATATTCATACTGATATGAAGATTAAATGGAGAGGAAAAAAATGGATAATATAAATGAAGACCAATTCAATGCTTATGAAGAAGTTAGACAAAGTGGTATGACTAATATGTTTGATGTACCTGCTGTTATAAAATTAGCAGGTGGTGTATTAAACAAAGAAGAAGTACATACTATTATGGATAACTACACAAAGTTATACAATAAATTTGTATACCCAAATAGAATATAAGGAGGTATAAGTAAATGTTTACAAATATTACTAACACAGATGAAGAAAGAAAATCTAATGGCACACACTTACAAGGACATATAAATGTTAGCTATGATAAGTTACGAAAAACATTTGGCATGCATGGACATGGAGATGGATATAAAATAGATGCCGAATGGGTTATTAAATTTGATGACCCATTCTTTGAAGACAAACATGATAAAGAATTAATTGCAACTATTTATAATTGGAAAGATGGTTACAATTACAATCAAGATGAACTTAAATATGCAATAGCAATAAATAATATAACTCATTGGCATATAGGAGGACATTCAAAAGAGGCAGTTCTTAAAATTAAGGAGGCACTAGCATGACATTAACTGATACAGAAATAAAACAACTAGCACAATTAGGCAAAGATATTACACTAGGATTATCTTGTGATATAAATGGACAAGGTATGCCATGCAGAACAGACAGATTTGCTGTGATAGATGCGATGATAAGATACTTGTTAATCAATGGTATTACAAGTACATTAGAACAATGCAAAAATGGCGAAGATGTAGATAGTTGGTGGAAAAGAGTAAATGTGGTATAATAATAAAGGAGAGAAAGATGACACAAGTTATTCATAACTATGATATTCGCACCCCTATTTGGAATGGAAGTGCAAAGAAAAGAATGATTGGTATTGCAACTAGTCGTTTAAAAAATTGCGATGAACTTCATGTTCAGATAACACAAACGAATAAGCATAATGAAAGAATCTATCCCGATACCTATGTCTTTACTAAGCCTTGGTTTGAATCATACGAAGGAGAAATAGTAAGTAGGCATGGAGTTACATTAAAGTATTTCTTCATTGATGATTTAATTCCTAAAGATAATACTTTTCTGAAAGAGGCTAGTAAGTATGGTCAATTTACTCAATACACAATTACTAATAATAAAAAAATAGGAGTAGTAAATGGTAAATCAAATACCTGCAATAATAAATACAAACCCACCCGAACCAAAATCTAGTGATCCCGAACTATACGAAGTAAAGTTAGATGTCATTAGTTGTATACCTTCCAACAACTTTGGTAAAGAACAATTTGAAATTGAGGCTAAAGTTGAAGAGATAGATAAGTACTATGCTAAAAAATATTGGATCCCACAATCAATGGGAAGAGTAGAAAATGGCAAGTCTTATACAGTAGCAATGAGAAGACGAAGACTAGGTCAAACTAGAGAAGGTGTTATAAAAGAAGGTCGCAATGCTGACGGCTCTTTTATAAAACACAATTGGGATTGGGAAATCATGGCTATCACAGATTATGATGGTGTTAGAGAAATCAGTACAGCAAATGAAACACAAGAACCTAAAGACTTTTTAACAGAGCCAAAGGAGGCACCTATGCAAGTAGCAAGTCAAACTACAGTAACAAATAAAGATCAACAAATAGCTAGATCAGTAGCACTTAAAGCTGCAGTTGATATAGAAGTTGCAAAGTTAGATAATAAATTAGCTGATGGTAGCAATAGTATGGAAGATATAGTTACTAATGCTGATAACTTTTATGGTTATTTAACTCAATAATTTAATCATCTCAAACAAGTAGAGATGATTAAATTATTATCGGAGAGTAGGTACTTCTGTTGGTTGCAGAGCACCTAAGGTTTTTTGAATTTGTTTTGTCCTTAGGTTTATCTCGTACTTACTCTCCTTTATTTATGTTATGAAAAAAGGTATAAAAAAGTTTTACAAAAATAATAACGCACTTGAATGGGTGCGTTATTTTTACAATGTTATTAATAGGAGGTAACATGGAAAGCGAAGTTAAAGGCGAAAGCAGAGTTAGAGTTAGAATTAATGTAGGAACTTCTGTTAAAGGAGTAAAGACTTATGATGCTACAGTAGAAGTACTTGGTCATGAACTAGAAGATATGACAAGGCTTCACATAGAAACATTATCAAGTATGTGTTTAGCAGAACATGATAAATTAATTGCTATGTTAGACAAGAGATATCCTGCAGGAGGTGCACTTGAATGAGTGATTTAATATTGCATGAGCATTGTAGTTGTACTGTAGAAAACTTAGAGCATCTGAGAATAATACAAGAACAAAGTAAAACTATATTAAAACTACATGACCTAATAGCTAGTGCTGATATGAGATCACGATTAGCTTTTGGAAATGCACGAGAGGCTAATGAAAAGATGCAGAAGTTAGTGGAAAAAAATAAGAAAGACTTTGAGTTTCTATTAAATTCTCCACAACAAACTGATAAATTTAAAAACAAAAAGAAATGGACAGGAGGGATAGATGTCTAATTACTATAAAGAAAGGTTACAATTAAGAGAAGATGAAGTAGTAGAAAGAATAGATAAGTTAAAAGAAGACAGAAGATCACTAATGAATGCTCACGATACAGAGCATAAATTGTTTGAAGATAGAATGCAAAGAGTTGCTACTGATATATCTATCTTTGAAAAAATACTAGAAGACTTAAGAAAGGAGATAGAAAAAAATGAGTAAACCAATAGTACAATCAACAGGTAGTAAGATATATCTCACTTGGGAAAGTGATGGAATTAAAATGGTTGTAAGAAAAATAAGTGACAAGAGTAGCACGGGTCTTACAGGAGAAGTTCTTATAGAATACTTACCACAAAAAATAATAGATACAAATCTTGGTAATCATTTAATGATTAGAAAAATTAATCTTACTTCACAACAATCTCTTAATACTATTATAAAAGCATTAAGAGAAATGACAGATGATTATTTTCCTGATATTGATTGGCCTAGAATAATGGAACAGTTAGTAGTTAATGTTTCTAAATATAAAGGTGGTAATATGGAATCAGTATTAATTGGTAATACCCCTGTAGTAAACGAAGAGAAACATTATATCTTTCCATTCATTCGTAAAAATGCAATCAACATTATCTATGGTGCAGGTGGGTCAGGTAAATCATACTTGTCTGTGCTGTTTGGTTTGTTAGTACAATCAGGCAAGTCTTATGCAGGACTTGCCCCTGATAAAGGTAATGTATTGTATATAGATTGGGAAAGTGATCCTGAAGATCTTAATGAAAGATTAAGAGCAGTTAAGAAAGGATTGGTAGAAGTACACCCTGACATAGCTGATATAGAATTTTTATATTACAGAGCTAAAGATAAGTTTGTTAATGAAGAAGATACAATAGCTGACATGATAGTAGAAAACGATATCAAACTTATTATTATAGATAGTTTTGGTGGTGCTTTAGCAGGAGAGATTAATGACTCAGAGGCTTCAATGCAGTTAGCTAATTGCTTAAGAAGTTTAGGAGTTAGTATACTAGGTATCGATCATGTTTCAAAAGGTAACTCAAATTCTCCAATAGGAACAGTATACAAAGTAAACCTTGCAAGAAACTTGTGGTCTGTAACTAGTAAAGTAGATGAAATTAATAATCAAATGGAAGTTGTATTAAAGCATACTAAAACGAATAGTAAGAAAGAAAATCCTAGGGTATTTAATATGAAATTCCACATAGATGAACAAGCTTATAATATTACAGATAAAGTAAGCATAGAAAGTTTATCTAATAATAACAGCAGATTACTAGAAGAAATTATACACAAAGAAATAGAGGAGCAATATGGCTAATCATTACTACGACTTCGAGATTGATGACTGTCCTATCCATGAAGATAAAGACACAGATCAGTTTTATAAATTAGAATTAGTACTACCAATTTCTTTAAAGAGTCCACACGCAAGTTGGAAACAAGCAAGAGATTGGGTATATAATTTCTTAAAAAATGCAGAACCTTTAATAGATAAAGATATACAACAAGTATTAAAATACAGAGTAGGGATAGGACACACAGGACACAATGACGGACAAACTTGTTTTAAATATTTAGGAGAAGAATAAGTGCCAAGTGGTGGTAATTATAAAGCTAGAAATAAATATTCTTTAAAGCCTTGGAAAGAAGTTAGAAAAGATAAAGTAATTAATTGTCCTACTAATGATCCTATTATTAATTTATTAGGAGCTATATTAAAAGGTGGGTACCAACAAGAAGGGCCTGAATATTTTAATGGTGTTTGCATAAATTGCAGTGACAGGTATAATAAATATTACTGTGGGTCTTATTGGACAGATGTTGCAGGAGTAGATTATACTTATATAAAAAGGACAGCAAAATATGGAGGCACCAAAAATATTAAACATTATTCTCTATGACATTCCACCTGCACAAATCAGAGGTAATACTAGAGCACACTATCAAACACTTAATAGCCTTAGAAGACAGAGAAAAGAGATGGCTATGTGGTTGACCAAAGACGCAATGAGAGAGGCAGGCATTGACAAACTAGATGGAAAGGTTCATGTTGAATATATGTTTCACAATAATAGAGATGTCGATGTTGATAATCTTATATTTGGAATGAAGGCTACATTAGACGGCATAGTAAATGCCGGTCTAATTGTAGATGATTCACCTAGCTATGTAAAAATTACAGGAGATTTTGAAAAATGCAAAAAAGGCGAACAAAAAACAGTAATCACAATAAGCGAAATAAAGAAATAGAAAAAGATATCAGGCGTGCTCAATTATACATAGCGATTGTAGTAGTTTTATTTGCAGTTGTATGTTTGCAAATTGGGTAGCTCTACTGAAGGGAAAATAAGGTCTTCATAAAGGCCACTTAAAAATTTTTAGTATAGTTTAGTACATAAAAAACTTTTAAGACCCCTTAAAATCGATGGTTTTTTATGGTTTTTCCCTTCATATACTTAATTTTAATTGTTTTTCTTCAGAAGTTTTAAACTTTTCTAATTCGTGTTGATACACATTGTAATGATCTGTAGGAGATTTACCACCTGTATTAGTAAATCCATATTCATGTTGATATCCTTTGTGATAAAACCTAGCTTTGTTATAAAAATCTTGAGGAGTTATATAACCTGCTAATAAGATTTCAGAAGTGTTATTGATAGTACCTTTGTGATTTACACTAACAAAAAAATAATAATCAGGGTTCTGATGTTGACTTGTTTTTGCAATAGACCATTCAGAATTATCTGTAACTTGTTTGTAATTCTTAGCTTTAACTTCTACTTTATACCCTGCAATTATTAAATCGTTGTTATAAATATTTTCATTAGGAGTTATTAAATGTTTAAAATGTTCTCTGACTGCAAACTCTGCAAGCAATCCCTGTGACTGTCCTTTACCTTTTGTAAAAGAGTCTTTTAAAGTTCCTATTTTATTTGACTTACTTAAAGCTTCGTCAATTAATGCTTGATTAAACTTTAACTTAATCAAATTTGACCTTTGATAGCATAAACTATTTGCCAAAGTTGTTTCATGATTTGGCTTCTTTCTTTGGTAGTTAACTTCTTATCCTTACCACTAGCTTCCACTATCTCTAGAAGTTTAATTACCTCACCAATAACATGACCATACCTCTTGACTAAGTTATATGCCTGCATGAGATTCTTCATCTCTTACCTCCAATTTAATTTATTTCCAACTCATAATATATATGTTCTAGCATATGAGTTTGCATTTGATTTGATTGCAGTTCTAATACTTTTAAAAAATATTTAAGTTTTCCTCCATATTTTAATACCTCTTCATCAAAAAACTTATAATATTCTTCTTCATTGTCTAAAAATTTTTCTCGTTTTTCTTTTGTGTTTACTGTGCTAGGCTGAAACATCTCTACAAATCGATATGCTAATTCACTAAAATCAATAGTACTAAAATCATATAAATTTGGTTTCATTAAACCATCATTGTCTTCACACCATAAACATGATGTAAACCTATCAAAAGCCATATCATTACTTTTCATCTCTTACCTCCATAATATTCTACAGCATGACCTTCTTTGACAAGCTGTTTGTTTACATTAATCCAATTATCTTTTAAATTTTTAGATTCAAATAATATTTCCCCAAGTACTCTACCATACTTTCCTTTACCATGGCTAACTAATCTAGTAGGCCTGTCTTTAATTAGATCTTTAAACCTAGCTTTAGCCTGTAGCCCACGATACTTCTCTTCCTTGTCACGAGTTCTAGATTCAGGAGTATTTATACCATACAATCTAATCCTTGCTTTGTGGAATATTTTAAATCCTAAATCTATGGTGACATCACAAGTGTCACCATCTACTACATAAGTTACTTCGCAATCATAAGTAAACATTAATCTGCCTCCAAGACTTTCATTCCTAATGCAATCAATCCACCTATAGTAGCAGTTGCTACTTCTACATAACCTACTTTAAGAGCATATAAAGATATAGCTCCTAATATAATTATAGCTAAGAATATCTGTGGCCTAATCTTTGCAATCCAATTCATTATTTACCTCCTTTAAATATGTCTTTGATATCATCTAGTTTATTGAGTGTTTTATCCTCTAGTCCACTATGTTTAAACCAATGTTGTACAAGATAACTAATACTAGTAGCTAAGATAATAGAGGTGATCCCTATTTGTAGTTTCTTTTTCATGTTGCCTCCATGCTTTGTAGGGAGAGGAAAAAATTCTATTTGTGTTTAAGTTAGAACGATTATCAACTTTAAAAGGAATGAACCAAAAAACCCTCTCCCATTATTTTTATTGTGTAGTAGGTTCTGCTATGTATACCTCCACATTGTTACTGACATTCCACACCTGTGCTGTCACAGTTGTGGCTACAGTAAATTCTTTAGAGTCAAAGCCATTACCTTGACCTACTTCATTTAATTGTATAGTAAGTGTACCTATATCCATTTGTCTTAGGGTACAACTTCCTCCTTTTGTCCAAAGGTTAGATAGTATAAGTTTATCTACCTTTCCATTTACTCCACTATTAGGAGCATCAATCCATATCCTGTCGTATGTTCCACCTTTAGTTACCATAGCTTGTGCTTGATGGTGTCCCCCACCTATTGCTCTCATTCGTGCAGTACCTGCTGTCTGAGATATAGATTGTCCATCACTTGCATTACCAATAATATTAATTGTGTGTGCATTAATATCTGAAAAGTCTAAAGATTTACATCTAGACTTTTCTAAAATCAATTCTCCAATTTGTAACCGGGTTGCTGTACCACCTGATACATCTGTCCCTTCTACTAATACTGCTTCAGTTTTACCTGATGGCAGAGTAGATGAAGTGTATGCTGTACCTATTGTCACATCATAGATTCCTATCTCAGATACAGGAGTACTTGCTAAGACAATTCGTAAAGTATTATCTTCTTTATTTTCTTTTCTAAACATCATAGCTGACTCAAGAGTTTCAGAAGGAATATTGTGTGGAGCTGCATATATACCTGCATCTCCGTTTTCAAATGTTCTATCCTTTAGTACAGTTTCGTTTACAACTACACCACCACCCACAGTAGAGCCAACAGTTAATAAACCAAGAGCCATTTGTGGACTGAATCCAAGTGCACGAAGTAATGTATAAGGAGATTTAGCTATATTAAATGCTGTTCTCCACTTCTTACTTTCACTATTAAGATACTCTACCTTATCAAATATCCAATCCCTAATAGCTCTTAATTTCCTGTAAGTATTTACAGGGAAATTAAGTATAGCTCTTGGAGAAGATTTAATTGCACGAATTAGTTTACCTATACTTCT